TACCATTACGCCAGAGTCTCGCTCTAAAATCAGTAATCTTGTTACGGCTGTTGTATTCCCTGCTTTGGAGCCACAGTCGGGCCGTCTTCGTATTAATGGCACGCCTGTGCATTTTGATAGTTTTATTGCCAACATTCTTGCTGGTAAAAATAAAGCAGACGCTGAAGGACGTGATTTCAGCTGGAAGGTAATTACTTACAAAGCATTGCAGTTAGACGGAACTCCACTATGGCCAGATTGGTTTGGAGAGGTGGAGATGGAGAGAAAGAAGAAATTTTATGTAGACTCCGGGCAGCCTCAGAAATTCTACCAAGAATATATGATGGAGGTTCAAAGCGAAGATGATGCAATCTTTACGAGGAATCATATTAAATATTGGGATGGGGATTATGTACATGATGAAGAAACTGGGATCAGCTATATTCATACGACCGAGGGAGATGTTAAGCCGATTCATGTCTTTGCAGGTGTGGACCCTGCTACTGATTCCACTCGTAGGGATAGTGATTTCAGCGTCATACTTTTTGTGGGCGTTTGTCCTGATAATAATATTTATATTCTTGAGTATATACGCAAGCGTTCGCTACCTGTTCTCGGGATACCGGGTGAAAATCGCAAAGGAATTGTGGATTACATTTTTAAGTATAACCGCATCTACCATCCAAATTTGTTTACTATTGAAGAGACGACTATGTCAAGGCCAATTTTTCAAGCGCTGGTTGCGGAAATGCGACGTAAAAATGATTTCTCTGTTAAATACACAGCAGAAAAGCCAGGTACCAGGATGTCAAAAAGAGACAGGATTCAAGAAATACTTGCACAGAGGTTTGCGATTGGCTCGGTACACTTACGGAAGGATATGTATGACCTTCAGCAAGAAGTTATAACTTTTGGACCAAGAATGGGGCATGATGATACTATTGATGCATTAGCATATGCTTGTAAGTATGCACATCCACCTAAAGGAATTATTGAAAATAAAGATGGAACTTATCATAAACATATACCAAGGGCGAAGAATTGGGTAGTAGCGTAGATAGAAATGCATTTGATAACATGAATTATGCTACAGCCGATAAGACTGCAGTTAATCTTACGGGTGATAAGGCCAAGGTAACTAGCGAAGATGTGCATAATATGCTCATGGCTGCTGGTTTTACTCCTGCTCTTGGTAATATAGCTGATCTAGCAGATGCAATATTATATGCTGCAGAAGGACAGTTTGGCGCGGCTGGATTATCTATGGCTGCGGTTATTCCTTTTATTGGACAAGCAGTTTCTGCTAAGAGGGCATTAAAGATAGCTAAGGAATCTGGTGAAGAGATGGTGACTATGTGGCGAGGAGTGGATAAATGGCATCAGGGAACAATGACTAAGAATAAAAAATATATTGGTGGTGGTAAGCATACTAAGTTTTCAAAGGAAAATATGCTTTGGAGAGAAGGAGATGATGCCTTGTGGGTTACGCAGCATAAAAGTTATGCAGCAGATATAGCAAGCACAGAAAAGGGTGTTCTCTTGAAATTTGAAGTTCCAAGATCTTATGTTGATAAACATTTTACTTCAGTATCCAGAGTAGTAGAACATACTTCTGAAGGAAAGAAAATTGGTAAGGAGACTGGTCTTTTTATGGAAGGATTGCCCACAGCCTTTATAACGAAGGTAGATAAACCTCCACTGGGTTATTAAATGATAGCAGAATTAATATTAACCTCTATGCTTTCTATTGAAGAACCAAAGGCGATTGTGGAGAAACCAGTAATTGAAGCTAGGAGGAGGGGGAAGCATAGGAAGGATCGTCGTAGAGGCGGGAATGGATTAAGATAATTAAGGAGAATAGTAATGAGAAATAAACCAAAAAAGAGCTCAAGTAGTTTTATAACGCAGGTTTTTAGTGGAAACAATGGAGAAAATAATAATCTCTTACCTGACAATCCCTTTCTGGGAGATGACTGGCAAGAAGAGCATAATCAACCACCACCAGACAATCCGTATCCATATTTGCCTGATAATCCTAGTTTACCAGGTGATGAACCAGGACAGGGTGGTCCATGTCCTGAGGGTTATGAAGTGCGACCTAATCCGTTTGGTGGTCCAATGTGCTCTCCAATAAACCCAGGAGAGGAAGAAGAGCCTGAAGTACCTAGTCCTTTTAATAGGGCCAGATCTGGTTCTGATAATCAAGCCAATGAAGAGACTGGTTTTGGTAGGAGAATGGCTAATAGGTTGAGACGAGCACGTCTTAGAAGAAGAGGATAATGGCAGACATATTTAATACAGGTGATTTAGGAGTAGAGGATGAGAGCCCTCTTAAAACTGGTAATACACGTAGGAAGTATAATAAATGCGGTAAGGGATATAAAACAGTTAATGGTAAGTGCGTTAAAATAAAACGGGGAAAAAATGGCAAATAATAAAAAGAGAGTAGAAACAATAAGACAGCTTTTTCAGAGAGCTAATTCTTCTAGTAGAATTCAGTGGGAATATGTAAATCAGAAAGGATTTGACTTTTCTAATGATAATCAGTTAACTGAATCTGAAAGATCATCATTAGAAGAACAAGGAATGCCTACATTTACGATAAATCGTATTCTTCCAGTTGTAGAGATGTTGAACTTTTATGCTACTGCAAATCAACCAAGATGGCAGGCTATTGGTGCAGATGGATCTGATGTTGATGTAGCATCATTGTTTGCGGATGTGGCAGATTATATATGGTATAATTCTGATGGTTCTACAATTATGGCTAATACCATAAATGATTCTGTAACTAAGAGTCTCGGATATATTCAGGTTGATGTTGATGTAGATAGTGATCATGGTATGGGGGACGTAGTAATAAAGCAACCCGAACCTTTTGATATATATGTAGATCCTAAGGCTCGCGATATCTTATTTAGGGATGCTTCTTTTATTCTTGTAAGGAAGGTGCTTCCTCGAGGGCATCTTAAAACATTATTTCCAGCATATGTAAAAAAGATAGATAAAGCATCTTCCGATGAAAGTACAGAATATGTATATACAGAGAAATCTATTGATAAAACTCGCAAGGACTTTCATTATAAAGATATTACAGAATCGGAATCCGTGGATCCTGAAACTGGCGACAATGATCAATTAATTGAATTTTTTGAACTTTATGAAAAGGTTAAAGTTTCTTATATGAATATTTTCTATAGAGTTCCGCCAGATCAGGAGACATTGCAGCAGATTTCCCAACAGGTAGAAGTTCGTATGAAAGAGTTGGAGGCTGAAATGAAAGTTAAGCTTCTTGAACAACAGCAAGCTATGCAACAAGCAGTTGCAGAGGGCACTATGCTTCAGGAACGTTATGATCTTGAGATGGGTAAAGCCCAGAAAATGATGCAAGACCAATTAAAGGGTGCTGAGCAGGAATATGTAAGTCAGTTACAGGCAGAAGCTTCCAAGGTGGAAAATAAAGTTATTAGCGAGAAAGAATTTAAGGAAATGATAGAGGTTCCGGAGTTTGCAGAAGTTCTCGTAGATCAGGTTCAGTTTTATGAATCTAGAATAAAGCATACAAAGATTATTGGAGATACTTTACTTAGTGAGCAATTCCTTCCGGAGACTATTACTCATTATCCTATAATTCCATTTCATTTTAAATGGACAGGTACTCCTTATCCAGTTAGTGCAGTTGCTCCGCTTATAGGTAAGCAGCGTGAAATTAATAAAGCACATCAAATAATGGTACATAATGCTTCCCTTGGAAGTTCGCTACGGTGGATGCACGAGGAGGGTTCTATAGATATGGATTATTGGGAAAAATATTCAAGCTCTCCTGGTGCACTACTACCCATAAGGCCTGGGGCTAATCCTCCCACCCCTGTTCAACCAATGCCATTATCTAATGCATTTTATCAGGTAGTTCAAGAAGGTAAACAGGATATGGAATATCTTGCTGGTATATATGCAGGTATGCAAGGGGATACAGGGCAACAGCATGATACGTTTCGTGGAATGCTTGCCATGGATGAATATGGTACGCGTAGGATAAAGGGATGGTTAAAACATGCTATAGAGCCAGCCCTTCGTCAACTAGGGACTGTTATTAAAGAATATTCTCAGTCAGTTTATACAGCGCATAAGATTATACGGATAGTACAGCCCAATGAAGTCATTGGAGAAAAGCAGGTAGAATTAAATGCTCCAATATATAATGATTATGGTGAGATAGTTGGGAAATTTCATGACTATGCTGTGGCTAAGTTTGATGTAAGGATTGTAGCTGGCTCAACATTACCAGTAAATCGGTGGGCATATTTAGCAGAATTGAAAGAGCTATTAAAATTAGGAGTTGTAGATGATATGGCTGTATTAGCAGAAACAGATGTTAGGAATAAAGAACGTATTGCTCAGAGAAAGAGTCAGTTAGCACAAGCTATGGGGCAAGCACAACAATTACAAGAACAGCTTAAAGATAAGGAAGGTACCATTGAAACTCTTGAAAGACAACTGGTACAATCTGGAATTAAGCAGAAAGTAATGCAAGGAGCTATGGAAGTTGGCAGACGTAAGGAAGAATCCAAGACTGCTGTGGCTAAATCTGAAAATCAGACACTTTCAGAACAAAAGTTTTACCGTGACTCCATCAGGAAGGAAGCTGAACTTATTGGTAAAGATCTTGGTCTGGAGGCAAAAAGAATAAAAAATAACTTGCAAACGTCTAATGAAAAGGGTTAGATTATGCAGTTTATTATAGAATAATAAGGAGAGATACATAAATGGAAGAAAAACAAGGCGGTAACCCAACACCAGATTTCACCAAAGGTGATGATGAGTTTGGCTCTGCTGAGAATTTCTTTGATGCGCTAGAGGCTGAAGTTAATAGTGCAATCACTGAATCCGAGAAAACAGATAATCCGGTAACCCCTCAAGAGACCCAGGGCCCTGTAAAGGCAACCCCTGAAAAATCAGAAGAGGGCACCAAAGACGAAGTTGACTGGGAAAAACGGTATAAAGATTCTAGTCGTGAAGCTCAGAATTTAAATTCTAAGTTAAAAGATATGGAACAATATGTACCGATATTGGACGCAATGAAAAAAGACCGCGGACTAGTGGATCATGTACGTGATTATGTTCAAGATGGTGGTAAGAGTCAGAGTATACAGGAAAAATTAAAGCTAGATGAGGACTTTGTTTTTGATCCTCAGGAGGCTATGACGGACCCTTCTTCTGATTCGGCAAGACTTTTTAATGCTCATGTTGAAAAAACTGTTGGCACTCGCGTTGCTAAAGCACAAGATGTTGAAAGACGTCGGAATGCAAATAAGGAACGTAAGAGTGTAATGGATGTTGAGGCAAAGGCATTTAGAGAAAAGCATAAAATGAATGAGGATGATTTTAATAAAATGATGAGTAAAGCAAAGAGTCACAAAATGAGTCTTGATGATATCCATTATCTTTTAAATCGCGATCAGACTAATGCTAATATTGCTAATAATACCAAGAAGGAAATGCTTGATCAAATGAAGAATGTACGTGATATCCCTGCTAGCTCTGCCGGTGTAAACAGTGCCAAAGTGGAGCAAAAATATGAAGATGAAGTTTTTGATGCACTTAAAGGCTCTGATGGTGACTTAGAGAGCTTGTTTGGTGAATAATCTTTAGAGATTATCTACGGGCAGGCATAATATGAAAGGATAATCCAAATGGCTGATTATTTTAATCTATCCAATTTGGGTGTTGCTGATAGTGGTTTTGATGGATCCAGTTTATCAACTGGTGATATCCGGAGAAAGTATAACTTCGGTGATCGCGTTTCAGAACTTGCTATTGCGCAGGACCCATTCTTTCGGTTATTGTCCAAAGCATCTAAAAGTGCTACGGACGATCCGAGCTTTAAGTTCGCTACCAAACGTGGAAGTTGGCATAAACGGTATGCATATGTAGTTGCTACAAGTCCCGATAACGTGACTTATACGGCTACTGGTGCAATTGATGCTGATGCTGTTCCTACTTATTATCTCAAAATGGCTACTGATTATAAAAGTTCTGGTAATATCCAGAATGTGTATGGTCAGTCCAATAATGAGATTACAGTAGGTGCTAGTGGCACAGCACCTGAATTCTACCTTCCTGGTCAAGTTATCAAGATTAACCTCTGTGATACTACGGCTGGGACAGCTCAAACAGATTACTGTTTGTTTAAAGTAGAATCTGTTGCGGATCATGCATATGATGCTGCTGCTTCCGATC